TCATCACTGCAGCTTTCTGTTGAGCTTGTGGGGTTATCTGTGTAACCTGTTGTGAACCTGTGTTCATTTTCAACTGGTGAAGTTGCACCAAATTATCTAACGATAATGAATCTGGTGATGACATTTGAGCTACAAAATCATTAGCTTGCTCAGGAGTATAGTTATATTTAGACTGTAAGTCTCTCATAACCTTTTGGTCCCTTGCTACTGCTTCTTGCTCTTGTTGTGCTTTAGTCATCGTCTGCATGACTCTTTCATTTGAACTAGCTACATAATCTGACATAGCTTCCAAATAAGATTCTTGCTTTGCTAAGTACTTTGCTGATGCACTATCAGGGTCAGTCAAAGCTTCAGAACGGTCGAAGTCAGCTGGCTTTGTTGGTTTAACAGGTTTTTCTAACACTGTTTCCTTCTCCACTGGAGCAGCTTCTGCAGGTTGACTCACTTTAGACATTAATTCTGTCATTTGCGATTTCAACATATCTACTTCTGCTTGTCTCTTATCAGCTTGACTTTGCCAGTATTGAAACTGGTCAGGGTCGTTCTTTGGTTCCATAGCAGTCTGAGTCTCAGTAGGTTCACCTTCAACTACTTCTTGGCTGACAGGAGCAACCTGTTCTTGTGCTTGTCCAAATATTTCGTTAAAAATGTCTTCTGAAGCAGTCGTTGGTTCAGTCGTTACACCTTCTACTGCTTGCTCATCTACTCTGTCCATTGTATTTTCTTCCATTTTATCTCCTATGTTAACTCTCTTCTTCAGTCATCGGTTCGAAAACATCAATGTCTTCTATATCCGATTGACTAACTTCAGAGTTCATCAACTGTTGTTTTGCATCGTTCAACCTTGCTTTATAAAGCGTAGTTGCCATATCAGCTCTGTTAGATACTTTATCTAACTCTCCACTGAATTTTTCTACTTCTAGTCGTTTCTTAGCGTGAACTTCTTCACGTTGAGCAGTTTGTAAATCGCCCTTGACTTTCTTTAATTCTTCTGCCATTGCTTGCATTTGTTGTTGCATTTGTTTCATTTGTCCACTTCTTTCTAATACTCCATCAACATCTACAAGCTCTGATTTCTTCAATACTTCTGTTTGGTCAATAAGTCCCATCTTATACATTTCCATGTAATTGTTTAACAATGCCATTCTATTTGTAGGTAATGTAGAACCAGAAACTACTACAACATCATATTTTCCTACACCAATATCATGAAAACGTGACACTTCGCCATTTTCCATTTCTTTATAGTAGTTAAATCGCTCTTCTTTTTCATTGCCATTAGGTTGTACCAATCTAATTACTTTTTCTTCTGTGTATAATTGCTGCATTAATGGTATTGCAACCTTAGCTACTTGATTTAACATTCCTTCTATATCATCTCTTCTAGATTTAATTCTACGCTGGCCAAACTCGTCAACAACTAATGTTCCTCTATATGTCGATGGTGCACTTTTACCACTACCTTGCATCAATTCAAAAATACCAAAACCATATTCTAGGTCATATTTGGCATCAGCTTCATTCTTATAAAGCTCATTTGGTAGTGGGACTGGGCCAGCCACAATCGGTGCACCTAACTCTGCATCAAATTCAATCACACTAGTACCTGCTTTACTCCACTCTTGCTCTATTTGATTTAAATCAGCAGAACCTCTTGGAATTAATAACTTTACATTAGTGCTTGTACTAGCGTGTGCAATAATCAACGAACGAATCTTATTAATATACTCTTGCAATGGTCTATATAATCTTACATCTGATTCTGGATAAGGATTTCTATGATGTATGTTCATTAATGGAATAATAGGATAATCTTCAGTAGGTAACACACGTTCATAAAGTTTTTTATCTCCAACGCTTACTACAAGCTTTACTCTACATTCTTCTATTTGATTAGAAACTATTTTACCTGTACCAATTAATTCTTCTACTGTCATTGGTATTAATATAGTAGTACTACCAGGTATAGAGTTTTCATCCTCTGGTCCAGCTACTCTAACAGGAGCTTGTTGCATTACTTGTCCCATTTCATCTAATTTAGGTTCAGGAAGCTCATAGTGAAATATCATTCCTGTTTCTTCAATAACTTGAAACATATCTTCCACAGATTCTTCTTCAAACAATATAACTTCCTCGCCCTTAACAGTCTTAACTTTCATATACATTGTTGACAAGTATTCTTTGTATTCGTCTTCATCAAGTAAATGTTCTTGCTGAGAAAAAGGTTCAAAACAATTGTAGTAAGAATGCATCTCTTTTGAATATCGTTCTATGTATTGTCTTCTGTTATGTACAGTTTCTGTTCCATCTGTAGTAAATAGTTGTCCTTCAGTAGCTGCTAAGTTTGTAACAGGATAATCATCTGATTCATCAGGGTGCATTGCAGATTGTTCAATAATATCATAAAACTCTGGATATGTTTGCATTGCCTGTTCATCTGTCATATAGGTTGTTACTAAAATATTAGCAGCATCTCTAGCATATACATCTTTTGCATTTGGGTCTATGTACACATCTAATGGATTAATAGACTTGATATACACTTCACCTTTACCCATATCAGCATCAGGGTCTTGGTATACTTGAAGAACTCCCATACCACCGACATAATAATCATCAATAGCTTGTTTTAATTCTTCATCACCTGCTGATATATGCCATATATATTGGAATAAATCAGAAAAGACCTTAGCTGTTTCTCTATCTGAGTCTTCACGACCAGTAGAACGAAACTGAGGTGAATTGTATGTAAGGAGGGATTTAGCAGTTTCTACAATAGGATGTATTCTATTTACTACGATTGGTGCTTGACCACGTGCTTCTAGTACATCACGTTCTTCATTGGTCCATTGTGCACCTGCTCTAAACTCTACAGATTCTTGAAATTTTTGTGCCCATAACTCTCTAGCACTCTTATAATCGTGAAATAGCTCTCTGGTTAGTTGTACTTCTTCGTCTATCTCTACCTGGTTTACATCACCAGTTTCATAATCAAAAACAAACTTTAAATCATCTTGACTTTGAGTTCTTGTGCTTTGTACTCTTTTTTGAATCTTTTTTGGCATCTATCGCTATATATCCCTTTGGTATCTCTACCTTATCTAAACTATCAAGTTTTGAAATAAATTCGTTAAAATCTAAATAATACTTGCTTTTTTCCATAAATGTACTATAGCGAAATTACGGGAATTATTTCATTGTTGTCAAGAAAAATCTACAACAATTTCCAACTTTTAGCTGATTTCCTTCTATACCAAGGGTCTTCTTGAGTTTCTGGAGTAGAATCGTGGGTTGGCCTATAACAATTCTTATTTGCATAAAAGAATCCATCGAGTAAGTCATCATGCTTACCACGAGGATATAATGTTAGTTCATCTATAAATGCCTGCATATCTTTCTGAATATATACTTTTTTATTAGCAAACAATGGTTGTAAGCTTTCTAATCGATACGATTTGCTAGTTCTAGGGTTTTCTTTTATTTCAAGTCCAGGAATAAACATTCCTAGTTCTTCTGCTTTTTCTTTAATGTATTGTCGTAACATCTCCTGATATCCAACAGATTCAATCCTTGTCTTAGCACTACGTAAATTTTTGAAATTGTTGATAATAGAATCAGCCAAATCCAAAGGAGTAGCACGCTTACGAAAGTAAGGTAATACGAACCTATTGTTATCACCATCCACTGCAATATTAAAAATAACACTATAGTCTGCTCCTTTCTTCGTGCTAGATGCAGGGTCGATACCAGTAAACACGTTTACAGGTCTCCTCTCGTTTACTTCCTCACCATTCAGGTTCGTCAGAACGAGGGTCGACAACCCTTGCTCACTTTGTTCAATGTATCCATCATAGTACTGAACATCGTCTTTTCTAAATAAATTATCTTCATCACCTACAATTTGACATAGGTATTCTCTATAAAACACCGATAATCGGTTAATACTCTCTAATTCTTCTTTCTTTTCCTTTAATTTCTCTACGGGCCATACTTCTGGCCATAAACTATAATTCTCTTCTAAAATAGGTCTATACTCTTTGGTGTTCCAACCTTTCATTTCTTTCAATGTTTCTACCAAACAACGTTCGTGTTGGGGAGTACCAATCACCACAATCCTACCTGTAAGCGGGTCAACCGATGGAACACCAGATTGTAATAACCAACGAAGGTTATACTCCATTGCTTCAGCGGTCTTGGTATTATTCTCATCTTCAGGGTCATCAAGTATTAACAGAGTAGGTCGTTGATTTCCGTGTTTAATACCACGTATCTGTTGTCCAGTACCCTTACATACAATTAAACTGCCATCTTTTAACTCTACCTCAGTATTGGTCCACTTTCTAGCAGATTGCATTCCCCAGTACCCAAAGAAGTATCGGAACTCTTGGGAGTAGTCCAATACATCTTTGATAGTACCTAAAAGCTTGGTAGCGTGGGATTGTGTTCGGGAAACCAATACGATTACCTTCACACCAGGAGTGAACATCAAATGAAACAAAGGAAATATCCCAGCCGCTACCGAACTTTTTGCATGA